TATATGCTCCTGAAAAGTCTTTTGTATAAATTGTTGGCGATCTCGGTCGATTTTCATCATCACACGACGAGGAAGCTTCTTACGAGGCTTGTTCGACTGGTGGTATTTAAAGTAAGGAGTCGGGTTAAATATCTCGATATAGTTCGGACCAAGATTTTGTTTAAAGTTTCGACGCATAGCCGAAGTCTTTTCTAGTAGAGGGTGCGGTAAATTATCCTTACGTGGAACCCAACGACCGAATAAAGCTCCTCGACTAGAGAAGTTCGTATCTATAGAGCCTCGAACCTCCGCTCCGATACGGAATAACGGACGTTTAAAGTCGCTAATTTCGCTCGGGATAGTTAGAAGCCGTCTCGATAGTTGCTTTTCTCCCTCGAGAGTTACTTTTAGCTCTATCATATTTAACCTCTCATAAAGTTGTCGTCTTGGCTAACGGTATCGTTATAGCTAGATAGATCGGTATTACGAGCGAATAGATTACCGTCGCTACGACTAGATACTCCGACTCGGGTACTCGTACCGGTAGCGTCGGCGATCTCGTTAATAAACTCCATTAGGATAGATTTAGCGGAAGCGAGCTTCTTATAACCGTCCTTAGAGCTTTCTTCGGTATCTGCGGATAGTCCGTAGTCTCGGATAAGAATTAAAGCTCCGGCGTATAGACGAACGAACGTCTTAACCGTAGCCGGTACGTCGGTATCCTGCCACGTCGTATAGTCTAGAAGCCCCTTTAGCTTACGTTGAGCCCAGTCTATAGCTTCTTTACGGTACTTATCGACCTTAGCGTCGGATAGAGCGGATTTAGCGTAAGAGCCGAGTACGGTAGCCCCATTAGCCGGAGCGGAGGCTAGAGTAATAGCTCCGGTCTCTACGTTTACGGCGGATACGGATACCGCTACGTCGTTTACGTAAGCTATAAAGTCGCCGTCTACCGCACCTACGTCTATAACGTCGTTATAGTTACGGTCGACTATAAAGGTATTCTTAGCGTAATAAATAGTATTAGAGCCGTTAACTAGACCGGTTAATTCCTCGAACTTTACTAAGTGGTAATGTCCGGATTCTTCTCGTATATCTTGGTAGGAAGAATAATCTTTATCGCTAACGGCTGCCATACTATCTACTCCTTTAGTTTTATATAGAAGTAGCGTCTACGATAGCTTGGGCTACTTCGGTCTTTGTTTCTAGTTTATCAGCATTTTCGATATTAAGCTCGGTCGCTTTAGCGTTTAGCTCGTTACGACTAAGTTTTAATAGTTCGTCTATGCTCGGAGCTTCCGGAGCTTCGTCGCTAACTTCTTCCGCTTCGTCGCTAGAAGAATCTTCGCTATCCGAATCCTCTGTACTAGAGTCTTCTTCGGTAGTTTCGGTTTCGGTGGTTGGTGCGTCGCTTTCGCTGTCGCTAGTCGTCTCGCTCGAGTCTGATTCGCCCTTATCCGAGACACCCTTAACTGTGAGTCTTGCGTCATCTTTAAATACCTTTACTTCCTCGTTAGTCAATTCGAGAACTTGAGGCTCGAGAACGGTAAACTGTACTCCGCCTCGGTAATAAGTTCGTTTAGCTCCGCTCTGATTAGAAGCGAGAAGCTTAATTTCGTATTTCTTAGTCTTAGCCATAAGTTTGGTCTTCCTTTATCTTATTAGATTATTTAAGTATTTACGGAGGAGTCGCCCCCTCCGTAACACTAACTTTAGGCTACTAGAGAACCTACAGCCTTTTGATAGAGACCGTAACCTGCGTTACCTCTCCAGTAAGTACCGTAGTAATTCTTCTTACGCATAAAGTTGCTTTCGCTACCTTCTTCGAGTGCTTCGAAAGGAATAAACTCCCTTTCCTGTACGACAAACGGCTTGATGATACCGCTTACGTTAAGCAAGTACCAGTTATTTGTATCGCTTAACCAGTCGGCTACTAAGATACGAGCCTTACCCTTTAGGGTGTTAGTCGCACCGCTTGCGTCTACGAGAGCTTCGAGAATAGTCTCGGCTGTACCCTCGAGGTCGGCAGGAACTACGATAAGTAGGTCCATATTGCGGTTAAGAGTCGGGCGACCGAAGTCGTCTTTCATCTTACGAAGCATTGCACGAGCCGTCTTAAAGCTTGTAGCGTCAAGAGCGGAAGTAATTTTATTACTCTGCGTAGCTCCGGTTTCACCGATTGGGTGGTCTGTATCGAAGAAGTACTGACCGTCGTAACACAAGCTAGTGAATCCGCCAGGAAGTAGAGTCTCGAAGACTAACTCGTCTGGGAACGCCTTAGCACTTTCGCCGATTGACTTAGCTTGAATACCGTATTGACCGGTCTGGTCGTCCTTAATATCGGCGTGGTTAACTTCGATAGAAGCTTCGAACTCCTCGTTAGTAATCGTGTACGTGTGTTCTAGAAGTTTCTTAGGAACACGCTCGCCTTTCATACGTCGTAGACGAGGGATACTACCAATCCAAGCGTAGTTTTCACTACGAGCGGTTGACGGTACTTTTGTTGCGACTTCTTGCCAATGCGTTTCTACCGAGTTATAACCCTCGAAGAAGTTGGTAAGTAAGCCTTTAGCTAGAATTGATTCCATTTTAGTATATTACCTTTCTTACCCTATTACGCTCGGTCTCGAATATCGACACGAACTTTACTTGATGATAGAACTTCGACTACTCGACCAACGACTATATCGTTAGTAGTAGTACCGGCTACGTCTACAGTCTGGTTGTCTGAACAAGTTACGATTGTATTTACGTCTGCCTGTGCGGCACTAAATGCCGAGTTAAAGGTATAGACACCGGAGCGTCGTACCTTAATAGATAGGTCTCCGGCTGCTCCGCCTGAGTTATCTACGCTTTCGTCGGCTACACCTACGATAACAGTAGAAGCGTCGTCTCCGGCGTTAACTGCGTATCCTGCGGCGTTAATAGCGACTAGAGCACCCTCGAAAATGCTTTCAGCACCTTGGAGGAACGATAGTACTTCGCCGTCTTGACGGTCTGTACTAGCTTTGCGTTCTGTAATATCTGCCATTACTTTGTACCTTTCTTTTGATACTTAATGCTTAATGATTTGAGAGCCTCTCGAAAGACTGGGTCTTTCTCCGCTAGCTCGTCCATTTTTGCGGGGTCAGCTCCAACAGCTTTAAATCCTGCTAGTTCTGCTTCTGAAAGTGTTTCGGACGGCTTCTTATTTTCGTCGCTGTTCTGATTAGAATCGTCGTCCTGATTCTCATCTTCCTTATCTGAACCGTTTTCCTCGGTAGAAAACTTTACGTTTCCTGCCTCGAGTATATCAAGAACTACGGTAGCTAAGTCAATCTTTTTACCGGATTCGGTAGAAAGTTGTACGCCCTGCCCTAATTTAGCTAGAGCTAGAATCTTAGTTTCTTGAGCTGGAATAACTTTACCGGCGGATAGAAGTACGTTATATCGCTCTTTAATAGCGTATTGAGCGTTCTTAAGAGTAGCTTTAGCGAGAGCCTTATCTTTATCGGCTTCCTCGTCCTCGTCTTCTTCGTCTTCTTTTTTATCGTCGTCGGCGTTTTCGTCGGAGCTAGAGTCGTCGTCGCTATTAGCGTCGTCGTCTTTATTCTCGTCTTCGTTAGAGTCTTCGTCTTCCGTAGGAGCTACGGCTTCGGAGATTTGAGTAGTAACTTCTTCGGCTACTTCCGTAGGAACGGTTACTTCTTCTCCGGCTTTAACTACTACGCTTACGTCTTCGTCGCCGTCCTTATAATTAACGGTTACGTCGAACTCTTTGTCGTTTTTGATAGTTGATTCTTCCACGTTAGATAACTCCTTTACTTTCGTTCTTGATAGCATTATAGCACCGTCTGTAGCGAGCGATAACCCTACCGGTTTAAATGATTTATTTAGCTTACTTAAAGCTTCTCCTACTTTTTCGAACGCTGTCATACCTATTAGATACGGCGTATTAACTAAAGCGACGTGTAAAAGCGTAGCTCCGTAATGCTTTCCGTTATCTTGGCGGATAAAATCCCACATAAAGCTAATAGATACGTCGAATATAAGACCTTTATCTAGCTTTTCTTGGGTATCTTCGTCGATAATTTTAAGATTAGCGTAGAGACCGTCTCCGGCTACTACTTCTAGCGAGTCTACTAAACCGGTATTAACTCGAACGTCGTCGGTATGATTAAGCGGTACAGGCACAGGAGAGCCGAGAGCGTCGTCGTTAAAGTTCTTAACGATAGTTTCGCCCCAAGCTTCGTCGAGAGTCATATTAGGGTCGTCGGAGAACCAAGGATAATCCGGATTAACCCACTGTCCGAACTTAGCTACTTGCTTTCTATAAATAGAACCTTTAAAAGTCGCTTTCTGAGTATCCTCTGTAGCGAACTGTAGAATATTACCGTATTTAGTTTTCTTAGGCATTATTTATATCTCCTATGCTAATGATACCATATTATTTAATTTCGCTAGACTCTCCGATATATACGCCTACGTCGCCTCGAATCTCGTAAACGTAGCCCTCTTTAGCTTGTTCGAAGCTAGTAAGGATTTCGCCGTCTTTCGAGAGGCTCGGCTCGGTAACTCCGCCAGGAGCGACAGGAAGACCGGTTATAGGAGGTTGGTCTAATTCGTCTTTAAGGATAGCTACCCAAATACAACGGCAGTGATGATGTACCGGAGGGTCGAAGCTAGTTCGCTTATACTCGGCTTCGTCTACTACCTTAGCGTCTAGATCGTCGCAGATAGGACAGGTCTTAGTATCGAGGATAGCGGAGTACTGGTAAGAAGCTATATCGCTAGCGTTATCGGCGAATACGTCTTTACGACCTTTATTTACGCCCATAGCGACGACTGCGGCGGCAGTAATACCGACGACCGAAGTATAGAAGTCTCCGAATAGAGCGGAGATACCGGCTAATACTTCTCCGACGGATAGATCTTTCGAGAGTTGGTCTTTACGTCGCCCCTCGGCTACCTTAGAGTTAACCTTAAATATTAGATCGGCGAATTGTTTATCGGCTACGCTCTTAGCGTTATCTCGGAAGAAGTCTTTACTCTCTTTAGGAGTTACCGGAGCTTTTACTCCGAGTTCGTCGGACGCTCCGTTTTTACCGTAGATATACGCTTCGAGACCGGACTCTTTAATCGTTCGGGTGTACTGGTTACGTAGGTTTTCGTCGAATAGATTTTTCTCTGTAATCTTATCGTAGTCTTTATCCTCTAGGTAAGTATCGAGTTTAGCCGTAGCTTTAACGATAATCTCGTCGTAGATAGGACGGATAGAGCGTTCGTACTCGGCTTCGAGGCTATTAAGCTTCTTATCTATGCCGGTAAAGTTAACCTTTTTCTCCGTAGGAGTAAGGTCTCGACGCCAACCGTCGGTACTTAGGCTACTCTTACGAGAGTTTTCTACCGGAACATCGTTAGAAGTATCGTCTTTATTAGCCGAGTCGTCCGTACCGTCTTTAGCTTTTTCGAGGACGGTAACGTCTATATCGAGCTTATCGGCGACTTTCTGTACTACTCCGTCGATTACTTCCTGCGGTAATTTATCTTTTTCGGTTAGCTTAATAAAGACTTGCTTTAATAGGTCGATCGTAGAGTCGGTAAGATCTTCGAACTTAAACGTACCGTAGAGAGGCTTCTCGAAGTTGTAGTTATATAGATCGGCGATAAGGTAGCTCGTAATATGGGTAGATAACGAATTACGTACCGATTTAAGAGCTTGGATAAAGAAGTCGCTTTGATCTTGGCTAAGGCTATACGAACCGGTCTTAGAGCCTGTACCGAGAAGAATAAACATAGCTAGGACGCTTCGAGCCATTTCTGCGTTATGGTGGTCGACGTATGGCATTAGGTCGAACTGCGAGCCGGTATTAAGTGCGGCCAAGTTATAGCCGAACGGTAGACCGACGGTAGCTTTAAAGCCTAATTCGTCTACGGCTTCGACGGTAGCGTCTAGTTCGCCCTGCGAAGCTTTCTCTTTACCGGTAACTATTTTAGTCTTTAGAGCGTCGCTTTGAGCCTGTTGCTCCATAAAGTAATAAAGTCGTCGCTTCTTATCGTAGCTCGTATAAGCGGAGGTAAACGCCGAACGACCTTTTAGGTTATGGAACTCTTTACCGTAGGTATAGAGAAAAGCCCTTTCTAGAGGGATAACTACTTCTCGATAATCGCTTCCGATAAAAGCTCGTTGTTTAAATCCGTTAAATCCGCCTCGATCGTCGGAGCGAATAGTAATAGTCGTCGGGTCTCTCCAAGCTATTTTACGAAAGACTACTTTACCGTCTCGAATCTCTAGGACTTTCTCGAATCCGGAATAGCCCTCTATAACGCCTCGTAGAGCTTGAGCTAATACTAAATCCATAGGAGTAGACATACCGCCCTTATGAGGTGGCAAGCGTAAGCGTTCTTCTACCCACTCGCTTTGTTTTACGGCTTCCGGAGTATCGTCGTCCGGCTCGATAGTCCAGTTAGAACCGAGTAACGGCATTACTATAGTATTAAATAGAGCCTGTACCGTACCGTCGGTA